AAATATCTTCAAGAATTCAAGGGTAGAATAGGGATGTTAAATACACCGGTCATTGGTGTAAAGAAAATGAACAGAATAATTCGATGGTCTTATAATACTTCAGATGATTTGAACGTTAAAGCTAATGAGGAGTCTCATTATTACAAAGGACTAGGAAGCTGGGTGGAACAAGACTTGAAGGATGTTGTACAAAAGGACGGGCTTGACAAGATGATTCAGATGATTAATTTTAATTCGGATGAAATTATTCAGGATTGGTTAGCTCAGGAAAATTCAGATAAGCGCAAAGACTACATTGGAAATAATATTTTCAATATAGCTAAACTATAAAGTTCTTTTTAAGCTTATTAAGATATAATATAAATGTTAAAGGAATTATATGAATCAAATTAAATGTACAGACTTCTTTACCCAGGAGTATGTCAACTTCGCCAGTTATGATAATCTAAGAAAAATAGCTAGTCTCGTTGACGGATTTAAAAATTCGAGTAGAAAGATTGCTTGTACTATTTTAGACAAGAACATCACAAAGATGGAAAAGGTTTCAAGACTTGATTCAAAATTCGCTGAGTACACTGAATATCTTCATGGGTCAGCTTGTACAGTTATAGTAGGCATGGCTCAGAATTTTCCAGGCAGTAATAACTTGCCATTACTAACACGAGAAGGAAACTTTGGGTCCAGGTTTATCAAAGAAGCATCTGCTCCTCGTTATATCTATACTAACGGTTCAGAGGAAATGTTTAAACTTTTTAATAAAGATGATAATAAAATTTTAAAAAAGCAATATTTTGAGGGTACTGAAATTGAACCTGTTCACTATGTGCCTAGTCTTCCTTTACTTTTAATTAACGGAGCAGAATCCCCATCTGTTGGGTTTGCTCAAAAAATACTCGGTCGTGAACCAAATGCCATTAAGAAAATTATAGAAACATTTCTTAAAACAGGAACACTTGAAAAGGTTCCAGCCCCGGTTTATGTTGGTTTTAACGGTAACATTAAACAAGGAGAAAATGAAAAACAATGGTTAATTCAAGGTACTTTCAAACGGATAAGCTCAACTAAAATTGAAATAACTGAAATTCCTGTCCATTATCAACTGAAGAGTTATATAAAAGTTCTTGATGAACTTGAAGATAAAGGAGTTATTCGTTCTTATCAAGACCGTTCTGAGAATGATATTTTTAATTTTATTGTTACATTTGACAGTAAGTTTTTAACAGAAAATGACGATGATAAAATCCTGGAAAAACTAAAACTATCTAAAAAGATTACTGAAAACTTTACATGTATAGATGAAAAAAATAAGATTCAACAATATGAGTCTGCAGACCAAATCCTAAGTCATTATATCAGAGTTAAGCTTGAGTATATGACAAAACGCAAAACATACATGCTCGAACAGATCAATTTGGACTTAAAGAAGAATACTTCGGTTTACTCCTTTATAAAGAATATAACTGAAGAAAAAATTACTGTGTTCAAAAAATCAAAATCGGACATTATTTCTCAACTTTCAGGATTTAATGATATTGTTAAAATCGATGATTCGTATGATTATTTATTGAGACTACCAATTTATTCTCTTACCGAGGAAAAAATGACAGAGTTGCTTAAAAAAATTGAGCAGTCGGAGGTCGAGTACCGGGAATTAGAATCGACATCGGAGAAAGCGCTATGGTTAGAAGAGATTTAAAATTTACTTATCCTGAAAGGTTTCTTTAATGCTGCAGTTGCTCCAACGAAAACGAAAATCCAAAGACCGGTACGATTTTTTACTATATCATAACATTACTAGAGGTTGTGGTATGCTTAACACTTCAATCGATGCCGTTCTACATAATTACGCGAAACATGGACTAGCGTGCTTAGCTACGGAAAAACTTATTGATGAAATAGCTAACTGGAAAATATTGTATGAATTTGAATCGAAAAAAGAGATTGTGGCGGAGTTTCCAGAATATTTTATTTAGATTGTTTTAAGGTTAACTGAGTATAATATACAAGTTAAAAAATAAAGGAAATAAAATGTCAACACCGTACAGAAGAGCACAACGTTCAGGATTATCACCAGAGGAGATTTTTAACAACGCATTTATAGATAGTGGTATTCAGAAGGAACAAGATGTTATCTTAGTTTTAGGACTTATTCCTCATTTAGGAACAAATGAACACGATGCGGTTTCTAAATGTGGTCGTCATATTGAGATTAAAAGCTCTTCCCTTAAAAGATTTGCTGCTCGTAATGCAGTAAAAACAATTACCTCATTTTTTGGTGCAATTTCTTTAACTATACATGAACGTATGTACAATAATAATGAACTTGTTATCCAGGCATGTTATTCAGGAACAGAGCTGTTATGTATGTATTGCTTTAACTTCCGTGACATTTCTAAAAAATATTTGACCGCAGTTGCCGCCAAGAAAAACAAAGTAACAATTACACCCAATGAAGTAAAGAATTTAGCCGAGATAATTTATTTAAATGAAGATATTAACATCTATCAACACTTATTTTCGAAAAACGTATATAAATTGCTTACCAATTTGCCAAAAACAAAAAAGAAATACCTTAAAAAAATAAAGTTATCTTAAGTTATTTGGGTTAGAAATACTAATCTACAAATTTAATATTGGATTAAGTTTATTGTAGTATAATATACAAGTTAAAAAATAAAGGAACAAAATGAATTTTCAAGAATATGTATCCCTAGCGGTACGAACAGAGTCTGCAAAAGACCCATTTACCCCCGATTTTGTTACGACATCCGGACTTACTATCAGGATGTTTCATGCCATTATTGGAATGTGTACTGAAGTTGAAGAAATGATTGAGGCCAAGGACTCTGTAAATATGCTCGAAGAGTGTGGAGATTTTTGTTGGTATCAGGCCATCTATGAGGCAGCTGTTCCAGGAACATTTACCCAGGACGTAGTATTAGAGAAAGATAATACCCTGGAATTAGTTTCTGAACTTCGTAGAAACTCGATGGGACTTCTTGACCATACTAAAAAAGTGCTCATGTACGGAAAACCATTTGATTTTGAAACAGTAAAGTATATTATGCAGCACTGTTTTGTATTAGTTAATGAACTTATTATTAAATGTGGTGGAACTGTTGAACAAGTACGCAGTACAAATATCAACAAACTTGCTGCAAGGTATCCTGAAAAGTTTACAGAATTTAATGCCGAAAATCGCAATCTTACTGTAGAGCGGAAAATACTTGAAAATGGAACAATTTAATTTTAAATTTTAAGCTTGAATATATAAAATTGTGTTATAATATACAAGTTAAAATAAAAGGTCTAAAAATGTCAGATTTAACACCCACTAAAAAACAAATTTTAGCAGGAATAAAAATATTTAATTCAATGTTTCTAAATTGTTCTCGGTATAATCAAGAACAAATTAACATTATTATTAAGTTTGGAAAACAATTGTTAAAATTTGGTTCTGCCTATACAGATAGTGAAACTTTCCATATCGAAGTATTAAGTGTTCAATATTGTATTGATATTCTTGAAAAGGAGGAACAGAAATGTTCATAATGCATAATATCGAACTAACCTTCGAAGATTCACCGGAACCAGAAACTCTTAAAATTTGTGATGGTCTTTGTGCTAGATATGATTGTTACACCGAAGCCATTGACTCTTTGGCTCAAGAACGTAAAGCGAATAAAAACAATCTTGTTATTTTAGAAGAGCTGGCCTCATTAGGAGTAACCAGTGCTATTATTCCTGGGTTTGAAGCAATGTCAGGGAAAGTTTACGATAGAATATTGTTAGAAAAGGATAAAAAATGTTAATAGACGCAGATATTTACGATTTTGAAAATACTGAGGTTATAGAATGTTTAGTAACAAGAATTGAGAACTCCGAATTAACTGATGATATGCTCGAGCAAATCAAAGATGCCCTTGATATCCCCGAACCAATGTCCAAAGAAGAGATGTTCGCAGAGCTGTTCGAAGGAGGGAGTCTTGAAGATATTATTCATGGAATGGACCGGGGTCAATTCGATATTATTTTTGATCTAATGAAAAACTCGTGGCAGGGACAATTTTAATTTTATATTTTAAGCTAGAATATATAAAATTGTACTATAATATACAAGTTAAAATAAAAGGTCTAAAAATGGAAACGAAAATTTCAAACTTTGTGTACGCTATTTTTAAAAACAAGCTTTCAAGTAAATATTTTATTGTTCGTCCTGGGTACAATAAACATCTACTTGTTGATAGAAATATTTCAATGTTTTTGCGCAGAGTAGGAGCTAATGTTATTATCTGCGAAGACCTCAAACAGTTAACAATTGAATCTCAACAATGTGTCGCTTTTTTTAAAGAAAAATATCCAGAATTTTATATTTGAACTGTATAAATAGAATAAATTTCGTGTAAAGGGGAAAATGTGTTAGTGACCGTTGACCCGTATATGTCTATTGTAGAATACAATTTGGCCCTCCAGGCACTTAGGAACAACAGTGTTCCTTTTTCTCAGGTCATCCATATTAAGGCACCATTTTACTGGTTTTTTGATTTGCCTTACGCACCAATGCTAGTGAACTATGAATTGGCTGACAAATCTGTAAAAAGATTTTGTGTAACAAAAGTTATTCCTGTAAGACCAGCTGACGATTATCTTTTGCAGCGTAGGGAATCGAACGGGCTGGACGGTTTGGTGAAATATATCGAAAACCAACCACTCGCTGAAGCACGTGAAAGCAAATACGCTCTCTTTTTTAATGCAGGAAATGCTGAGATACTTAGAAATGCTTCTAAAAATCTACCTGGTATAAAGATTTATTACTTTGGAAAATTTGTTTCTGGAAAATATAAAGTTGCTTTATGCACTAATCCAATGATTAAGAATTTTATTCCTATGAATAGTATTCTTATTGAGAAGGACTTAACATCAAAAGGAGCAAAAGCATTAGGTGGTTCTGAAGGCACTGGTGGAAATGCTGGTAATGATTATAGTAAACCTGGGTTTTTTGAGGCTGATTTAAATTTCAGAGTTTTTAAAAACAAAGATTTACTGGATAAGTATTCAGAAACTCCTTATTTTCTTGATGGTAATTACGTCCAGGTTAAATTTCAAGGAACGTATGATGACCCAGGTAAAATTAATCGTTTTGTATTTTAAGCAAGGCTTAAGTAAAATATTAAAGAAAGGTTGAACATGACAATTACCATAGATTGCAACAGGCGGATTCGAAAGTTGAGTATTGAATTTGATGATTTTGATGATGATAAAGAATCAGATAGATATATTCCCAAAGAATCAAAAACACAAAAGGTTGAACGAGTTGAAAAATCTCAAAAAAGAGAATCTCTTTTAGACACTTCTGAAAATTTTGATTCAAAATATGCTTCTCAGGAAGTTATTGAAAAGCCTCAGATTGAGGAAAAGGAACGACCTGTATTGGTTTGTGACGAAATGCAAAATATGGCATTTTAAAAAAAAGGAGAAAAACTAAACAAAAATTATTATTTAGTTTTAAGTTTAATTGGATATAATATAGAAGTTTAAATATAAGGAGAGAAATGAATGAAAAAGATATTGGCAATTGATATTGGGTATGGTCACAACAAAATTACTTTCGGGTTATCCGATGGTACTATTTTAAAACGCTTTAAGTTTCCAAGTATGATTGGGATTACTCAAAGAAACGAAAATGTTCAAGACGAAAGGATATATAATTTTAAGGATCATAACTACTATGTTGGGGAAAATGCAGAACATCTTCCATCTGAAAATATCATAAATATTTCAGATTATAAGAATCTGGAGTTTTACTCCCCATTATTCTTGCATCATGCGTTGATTGAAATTGGAGAGATGCCAGATATTATTGTAACTGGGTTAAGTATTGCTCAAATTGGCAATAGTGGATATTATCAAGCAGAGCTAAAAAAGTACACTGTAGATAATAAAGATTATGAGTTTGAACATGTATTTGTTATTCCTCAAGGAGCTGGGTCAAAACTTACTATTGATAAGTACGGTGATAATTTTCCAAAAGAACAAAAAGTAGACCTTAGTTCAACCACTTATATTGGTGCTGATATTGGGTTTAACACTTTAGATTTATTCTTAGTAACAGATGGTAAAACATCACCAAATCTTTTTGAAGGAATTGAAAAGGAAGGTATTCTTAAAATTGCTACTAAAATTGCTAAACTAATTGAACAAGATTATAAACGTTCAATAAGTCTTCAGGAAGCTCGTGAAGTAATTGATACAGGTGTTTATCGTCTTCGAGGAAAGGCTCACTCTTATAAAGAACAAATTGACGAAATTAAAAAAGAATACCTTAAGAGTATGATTAGTTTAATCGAGAACAAATATGGAAATATTATCGACAAGTGTGATTTTATTTCAGTTTCTGGTGGTGGCAGTACTATATTTAAAACAACAGAGGATGGTTTTTTTAGAATCCCAAAAACTGCGCACGAATATTATAACAGTATTGGACAGTTTTTATATGGTGTTATACAAAGCAAAAAATAAAAAAGTTAATAATAAGTTAGCTATAATAGAACATAAGAAAGAAAAGGAATAGAATGTTAAACAAGAGCACTATTGAAGTCTTAGGACAAATCGCGAATATTTCGGCAACTAGCACAAGTAATCCTTGTGTTATTACTTACCCAGTAACAATTGTTTCTTCTGCGGCTAATGATATTTTAGTTCATTTTGATATACGAGCAACAGAGATTGGAGAATTTGAAGCTCTTCCAATTTATAATTTAAGTGAGTTTCTGAGCACATTTAAGTTGTTCAGTGAAGATAGAACAGTAAAAAGAATTGATAATTTGATTAATATTTCAGATGGTTCTTCAAGTGTAAATTATATTCTTAACAGTGAGAAAGCTTGTGGTTATGTTGACCGAACAGCAGTTTTTGAAACAACTGAGAATGTTCCTACTGTTTGTAATTTTATTCTATCAAAGGATAATATTAAAAATCTTCGTCAAGCATCTGGAATTTTCAAAGACCTTGATGAATATTTATTTGAAACATCAGATTCTGGAGTTTCTGTAAAACTTGTAAGCACAAACAAATTCAATGCTAAGTCAAATACGTACAACATTAATATTCTAGGAAAAACGGATAAGCAGTTCAGTATCAAGCTGCCTGTTGCAAATCTTAATGCTATTCCAGTAAGTGATTATAGTGTAGAAGTTAAGTATAATTCAGCAAAAGACGTTTATCGTTTGATTCTAAAGAGTACTGACCTTGAAAATTTTAAGATTTTAATGAATTTGAAGTTATAAACTGCTCAAGAGGTGATTCGTCACCTCTGATGGAGTTTACTCCTACTTAACGATGGCGTTGTTATTTGACTTTATAGAAGAATGACTGATAGAAAAATTATGAAGCCGAATGGCAAAAGGAAATACTATGACTGATTTGATGAGCGCTTTTAACTGGGACTCTGTAAAAGATACTGCTGGAGCTAATCCATTTGGAGAAAAGAAAAGTTACGCAAAGGATGAACGTTTTTATATTCTACCAAAGAATGAAAAAAAAGAAGGTATTGCTATTATTCGTTTAATGCCTGACCCTGAGGGAAAGAAATTTATCACTGTTCAAAAAATTACTACTACAATTAATAAGAATGGTCAAAAACGTTTTGTAAATGAGTTTTCTCCAGCAACAATTGGCAAACCTTGTCCTTTCCAAGAGAAATGGGCTGAACTTTATAACAATTTGGACACTCGTGAAGAGTCAAAATTATATTCACGAAGTCTTCGCCATGTTGTAAATATTAAAGTAATTAAAGACCCATTAAAACCAGAGAACGAAGGTAAATTCTTCCTATATGAGATTTCAAGTTCATTAAAAGATAAGTTTACAGCTGTGATGGAACCATCTGAAACAGATTTAAGTCTTGGAACAGTTCCAAAACAATTATTTAATCCGTTAAAAGGTCATAACATCAAATTAGTAGCTAAGGTAGGTGCCAATAACCAAGTGAACTATGACAGTACAGAAATCGTTTCAGAAATAACTGCTATCTATTCTAGTCCTGATGAAGCTGTTTCTGATATTAAAGCAAACGCTTTTAATATTCAAACTGAAATATTAGATGAAGATAAATTTATGAGTTATTCACAATTACAAGACAAACTTCAGTGGGTAACGTTCGCTGAGAGTAACGGAAACTCAACAGCCACTGTTGCTCAAGTAACAACTTCAGCTCCTGTTCAAGTAACAACTTCAGCTCCTGTTCAAGAAACTAAGTCCGCAGCTCAAGTCGATTTAGATGCACTTTTAGAAGGCATTATGTAAGGTTCTTTTAGGACCTTAAGGAGCAATATGGTATTAATAGATTTCTCACATTTGGTTTTTCGTATGTTACATGTTTCTATTAATGAAACTAAACCTAAGAAAAAAGACGGAAAGTTAGTTACTGATGATTTTAAAGATATTATGGTTTATAAAATTGTTCAACAACTTATTTACATAAAAAAGACATTAACCAAATATGGAGATTTGGTTATTTGTTTAGACAATAATTCAAAGCGTTATTGGCGCAAAGATGTCTGTCCTTTATATAAAGGTCAAAGAGCTAAGGCACGAGAAGAGTCAGAAATTAATTTCACTGAAGTGTTTGCTGTTATTAGCGACCTTCTTGAGAAGTTCAGAGAGTTTTTCCCATTTAAGATTATTGAAGTTGAAGGAGCAGAAGCTGATGATATTATTATTGTTCTTGCTAAAACTTTCGCGAATTCAAATGAACGAGTTCTTATTTTCAGCGAAGACAAAGATTTTTTCCAAATGTTAAAGTACAATTTTGTTGATTTTTATCGCCCTGTTGCAAAGAAATTTGTTACTACAGCTGATAAAGATATGGATAAATGGTTAGTTGAACATGTTTGTCTTGGAGACGAATCGGACAATGTATTTAGAATAATTGATAAAATTCACTTCAGTGAAAATTTTATCAAGCATCTCATGACCTTTGGAATATTTGAAAAAGATTGTCAAATGAAACTCGATATGTATCTTTTGGAAAATGATGTTCTTAGAGAAAATATTTATTCATCCTTTTCTATATATAAGCTGAACCGTAAAGGAGAAAGTACAGGTGAATTAGATATTTACAAAAACCAAAATTTCGGAGAGGCGACACTTTGGAAAACTATAGACAAGTTTGGTTCACTTGATTCGTGGATTGATAGTCATCCTTATTATAGAAAGAACTATGAAAAAAATAAAATTCTTGTTCTTGAAGAGCATATTCCTGAGTATATTGCAGATAATATTCTTGATGCCTTTAACACACCGCAAAAAAGTTATTCACAGCCTGATATTGAAGTCTTCTTCAAATCTTATCAACTGAATAAACTCATTCCTGAAATCCCGATTCTTTTACGCGGATTTACCTCAAAAAAAATGATTACTGCCGAAGACCTAGCTTGGGACTGGTAGTAATCCCCCTCATTAAACCCCCACTTAACCTTAATATTTAAATTGATTTGATAAGTTTTGTTTTAGCATATATGAGTATAATATAGTCTTTATAAGGAACAATAAATGTTAAAAGTCACCAAAGAACAGCTCAGAGATATGATTCTGAACAATGAAGATATATCAAACGTTGATTATTCGGGAGTTACTGATATGAGTGATATGTTCTGGAACTGTAAAAGCCTTGAGTCTATTCCTGAAATGGATACTTCACAAGTTACTGACATGAGTTATATGTTCTATAATTGTTCAAGTCTCAAAACTATTCCTAAAATGGATACTTCACAAGTTACTGACATGAGTTATATGTTCTATAATTGTTCAAGTCTCAAAACTATTCCTAAAATGGATACTTCTAAAGTTACTAAAATGAGTAGTATGTTTACTGGTTGTACAAGTCTCAAAACTATTCCTAAAATGGACACTTCTAAAGTTAAAAATATATATGGTATGTTCAACACTTGTACAAGTCTCAAGACTGTTCCTGAAATGGATACCTCAGGAGTTTTAAACATGAATAGTATGTTCAGCGAATGTTTAAGTCTTAAATCTATTCCTAAAATGGACACCTCTAAAGTTACGGAGATGTATTATATGTTCAATAATTGTACAAGTCTCAAGACTGTTCCTGAAATAGATACGTCAAAAGTTACGAACATGAATGGTATGTTCGATAAATGTACAAGTCTTAAAACTGTTCCTAAAATAGATACCTTAAGTGTTACCGAAATGCGTTGTATGTTTACTGGTTGTTCAAGCCTTGAATCAGTTCCTGAAATGGATACTTCTAAAGTTAAATATATGAGTAGTATGTTCAGAGGTTGTACAAGTATTGAGACTGTTCCTGAAATGGATACTTCAAAAGTTACT